TAATCTCTAATACCGAATTTATCGGTTGTTTCATTGAAAAATCCGTGGCTTCTTTAAGAGTTTCATACTCTCTGAAAGCCACAGATGATGAGCCGTTCATATAGTAACAGACCCTATACATTTACCCTAGTCTCCGCAGGTAATACACCAATCGTCACCCAACGCTTGGGGAAAAGCATTTCACGACCACGATAGTCACGAATGTCTGCGGTTGGATCTTGCATCCAACCAATCACCTCATCATTGTTGTCGATTTCACGCAAATACAAATCGTACCTTTCTGCTCTAGGCAGTTTGTGTTCGATGGCGATTCTCTTTGCGATTTCACGGGTGTTCATATTTTATCCTCAAAAAATGTTTATAACGAAATTATACACGATAATGTAGTAGAGTGCAATACTTTTTAGGTAAACTTGCTGAAGTCTGGTGGTTTCCAACCTTCGGGTTTGAGAACTTTGCCGTCCTCTCTTTTGAGAACTTTACCTGTTTCTCTATCAATCTTCTTTAGGTTACTCAACGCACCTTCATCCCATAGTTGGTCACAATTCCATCCTCGGGACACCATGTAACCTACAATAACCCAAATCATATCAAAACATGCATCAATGGTTTCAACATCATCTTCATTGATTCGTGCTTCGCAAAATTCTTCGTATTCCTCATCGATTAGTTTTCGATAGAGAACCGCCTGCTCTGGATTTTTTTGTGAAATGGTTTGTCCTGCGGCGGACATAAACACCTGCACATCACGGAATACTTTAGTCATATTAAACCTTCTTAGACAATTCAGACTGATAGGTTCTATTTCTTAATTCGGAAGAACTAAACCGATGATTGCGGGAGTTGTACCAAATTTTGATACCACGCTCTTCACAAATTTGTTTACCTGTAAATTCTTTATCTTTATATTCCTCACCAATAATGCGAACACTAATAGGTAAGAACATCAATAAATCTTCAAGGTCTTTTTCAGTATCATAAACAACAATCTGGTCAATGAATTTAACGGCAGATAATTGAACATATCTTTCGACAACGGATTGAACGGGTTTGTTTTTGGTACCTGGTCTATCAATGGTTGGGTCACTTTGAACACCAACAATTAAATAGTCACAGATTGTTTTTGCTTCTGCGAGCATTAGAATATGACCTGCATGTAAGAGGTCAAAAGTTGAACAGGTAAAACCGACTGGTCTTCCTATCATATCATCCGGTAGAACTAACATCTCTCTTTTCCTTCGTTAAGTTTTTGATGAACACCCGTTGGTCTTTCAATTCATAATTAAGAACATCACCAATTTCCCAATTGAGTTCTTTTACCAACTCATCAGGCAATTCAACGATTGCATCACCGTTTTCACAAATTTCTACTACTTTGGTTGTGTATGTCATATCTGTACCACATCAATATTACATTTCTTTAAAAAATCTAAACCTTCTGTGTTCTTATAACTGTTGCGATAATATACAGAATTAATTCCTGATTGATAAACTAATTTAGCACAATCAATACAAGGTGCATGTGTGATGAACATAGCTGCACCATCACTTGAGTTTGTTGACTTTGCAATTTTGGCAAGTGCATTAGTTTCAGCATGAAGAACTTCTGGTTTAGTTTTTAGATTGTATGGATGTCCACTATCTTCTTCTTGGTATTCCCATTCAACATTATCAACAGACCATTCGTTGGCATAAACTTTATCTTCGCAGTTATTATCCCAACCAGAAGGCATTCCATTGTAACCAATACCAATAATCGTATTGTCTTTAACAACAACACAACCTACTTGTAATCGTTTTGCAGTTGACAACCGAGAGTAAACCTCGGCTGCAGCCATGTGTGCATCAACAAATTTCTGCTTCATTATGCCTCAGCAGATTCTTTTTGTTCTTTTTTGTTTTTGTTTGATTTGAATTGAACCGACCCTACAATCTGTGCCTCAATCATTGCGTTTTTATATTCATTACGCCTGATTGGGTCGACTATGGTGGCCATAAACCGTTTGGTTTGTTTGGTCAATTTGAAATTCTTATCACGCTTTATCATAATATCTCCATTTTAAAAAGTGGGGCAAAATGCCCCACCAAGTTACGCTACCTGCTTTTCTTGTAACAGTTGAAGTTTGAAATTCTTCAAATCATTACCAATTTCAATCTTGCGTGGTTTCTTGTGTTCAGGAATAACATTCTCTAAACCAATACGCAAAATGCCATCAATAAATTCTGCACCTTTTACTTCGATTGTGTCAGCTACGGTAATTGTCTTAGTAAAAGACCTAGTGCCGATACCTTTGTGTAAATATTGCACATTGCTTTCTTTATCTTCCTTTTCACCTTTCACAGTCAACACTCCTGCATTAACTGAAATATCGATTTCATCTTTAGAAAATCCTGCAATAGCAAGTTCTACGATGTATCGTGTATCATCCAGTTTTAGGATGTTATGTGGAGGGAAAGTTGATTTTTGAATATCCATGGTCAATAGTTTTTCAACATCGTCAAAAAACTTGTCAAATCCCAATGTAGATTGGTATAGTGGAACGAATGAAATTCGTGTCATAAAGTTCTCCTTTTAAGCGAGTTACAAAATTGGCGACCCTTTCGGCATCGCCTTCATTATTTATATCAGTTATCAATAATCAATTGTTTTTTTACCTATATTGTATTTTGTGATAAGTTGCCATTCATCTTTTTCTTTAAATGCAATAATCTTAATTTGATGAAGTGGTGCAATATTATCTGTCAACAATGTGGGGTTTAGTATCTTTATCAATCCCCATTCTTCCAATAACTTAGCAATAGCATTTCGTCTTTGGATATCGTTTTCTGTAAGATTAGATGGTTTGCCATCTAATGCAAATAATTCTTTGAAATGCACGATATAGTATCGGCCTTGTTTGTGTAGAATGTGGCATGACTGATAAAGAACTTTTTCTTTACGAGAAGAAACACCAATGCGGGTAAGTGTCTCTCTTACCTTTAGAAAATCATCCTGCTCTTGCAGGCTGACCTCTACAAATTTAGTCAAGTCTACCATCATTACCTCTTATTTAATCCACCCAATTGGGTTTTTTCTTTTAGTTGTTGGATTTGTTCATTGCTAAGGAGGCGCAGAGCTTCACGAGCCTTTGAGTCGGAGAAACCATAGATAGTCTTAATACATTCTAAATCGTCACTTTTCTCAGATTTAACCCACTTCGCAAACGGTCTTTTTTGTGACCGCACGGTATTTAGTAAAAAGTCATTTTGCAACTTCTTTTCCAAGAAGTGCCTACGATTCATCTCATTGGCATACATGATACAGTCTTTATGATAGGAAAGACTTCGATTCACGATGAAAGCAATATAGTCTTTCTCCGTGATATCGTCAGTAATTAATTGTTTCTTATTTTGTAATATCGCATTAACATAATCAAAAGGATTGCTCATCAATATACCTTATTACCGTTATTAGTTACCCACTTAATGCCAAAACCAACATGCGATATATCATTTGAACTGGAATCTAACTGTCTTTCAGTCTCTTTTAAAACTACATCTGTTTCCAATTCATAGATTTCCAACACATTGAGTGGCGACTCTTTTTCAAAAATTGCACAATATATTTTACTATTTCTGGTGATTCTTTGTAAAGACTTGTTTCTCTTTTCAACCGGACTTTTGAACATTCGGTCGAACTGAAAAGAACCATTTTCAAAACAACTGAGGTATTCATACTTGATGTTAGGATCAATCTTGTCATAAGCATCAGGTTCATGCTTAGTTCTATGTACCTGATGACCAAGTATGTCTGCCACAATCATCTCTTTAATGAAACCTGGTTGCAATATATTATTGTAACCATTTGTCTTTGCAATGTTTTGTGCTTCAACAATCAAAGAAATGATTTGACTAACATCACTCATGCAAGCATCCTTATCAAACCAAAGGTATCGATTGTAGTGAGTAGAAGATAGTTAGCAAGGAGGCCAAAAGATTTCCTAGTAAAAGCAGCCCAAGCATAAAGAGCACAACCAAGGATCCACACAGGATATAAAGCAAGTAACGGAGGATTCGGTACCGTGAGAGCCATTGTAATGCTACAACCAATACTAATAAACCAAGCAAACAATTCAACAACAAAACGATAACGATTAGAGTTCCAATCATCTTTTATCCATTCAAATAGTCCATTAAATATATCATTCATTATTTTTTCCCAATAAGTATTTGGCAGCTCTCATAAGTGAATCGTGATTGTCACCCAAAAGACCAATACCAGTGTTGCATTGATTACACAACCAACCTCTGAATTTGTTGGTCTTTGGATCATGGTCTAAACACAATTTAGTTTTCTTGTGATTACTATGACCGCCTTGTTCCTTACCACAACAGTCGCAAACTATGGACATTGGTGGTGCAGTTCTCCGAATTTGTTTAACTAAATCGGATCTTTCTTTAATACAAGACTTGCATCTTCCATCGTGTCCATCAAATCGTGTTGGATGTTTTGCGAATTCAGAAAAAGGTTTTTCTTGTTGACAATAGATGCAACACTTTGTTGGTACTGAATCGTCAAATAAACTCACAG